GGGATTGTTCAGGCATCGGAGCCATTACCATCTCTTCTTCTTCCATCGGCTCCATGCTGTACATCTCCTCTAGGCTCTTGATACTGTTACGGTACTCGGCAGGTGTAGGCGTGATGCTTGCCTCAGCGATACACCATCGGGTAATCTCACTTGCCTTGCCTACGCTCTTGCGCTCCACCATATGACCGGCAGCACCAGAGGAGTAGCCCATTTTGCCCTGCTTGCAGAGCTTTGCGATCATCTCACCGTAGGAGTCAGCCATGTCCAGCTGTGCTTCGTACCAGAGCCCGGTTTCGTCCATCTTGACGTAGCCAGTACCGATGGACTTTTTACCAATCATCTTGTCCATGCCGTGATGATAGTAGACATTCAAAGGGACACGCTCACCGACTTTGATAGGGAAACCGAAGTCTGTAGACTTGGTGAAGTAATCACCCTCTAGGTCGGTTGCATCAGGAGAGCCAAAGCGCACAAGGTAGCCTTTGACACTTCCAAGGCGGTCTGACTTAATAGCATCACTGTAGACGGTTAGCAGGTCCATAGCGTAAGTATCCCACACACCCTATTGATCCATTTGACGGTTAGCAATCTCTCGCTCCCACTCGCTTGCGGTTCGTGGTCTTCGCACTGTGATTCCAAATTCCCGTAATGGCACGATACTTGTTGTCGGTCCCCAATCCTGATTCTGTTTGACACGTACAAAGTCAGAAAGCGGTTTGCCTTCCTTCCATAATCGGTAACGACCTTCACCCATGATTTCTTGAATCTCGCTGTCGTTTAGACCAGCAAGAATACGATCAGGTGTGGCTACCGCTGGGCGTGTGTCAGGTATGGAACTATCCCCGGTAATCTCTGCCCACGAGAGCGTTTCAGGAATCATGACGCACCGGCAGTTCGGATGGCTTGGCATGATTTCATCTGTCTTGTGTAGTGTGCCAGACAAAGCCAAACAAGCCAGACATACTCGACTATCTTGGGTTGCTTGCCGTCGGTATCCCTGCACTGCGTAGTTCTGCGTATAGAGTTGCCGTTGCGCTTCACGGGCGCTTCGTATCATCTCTGTACGGGCTATCGTCTCTGCACGGCTCCTGCCGATGTCAGCTGCCTTGCGTACACGCCGTGCTACAGTCCGTGGACCTTCACCAAGCGATATTCCCTGCACAAGCGCCATCTGCATAGCGTCAGTGGTTACCTGCGGGATTGTTGCAAATAACTCACCCAGAGGGCTTCCATCACCCGAAAAACCGACAAAGGCTTGGAGGCTTTCGTCTGGGAGTTGTGTCCATGAACTTCCGAGTGTAACGCCAGCCGGTTTACGACCAGCCGCCGTTTCAACCATGCCGACGCTCGCCTCATTCGCAAGGATTGCCGATTCGAGTTGTCCATCTGCTGTAATGGTTGCCCCCTCGATTGCAAACTTCTTTAGGTTCCTGCCTAGTTCCTCGATGTTGTCGATAATGCGCTGACGCATCCAAAGAATGGTTTCGCTTGGCGGTTCCCCGTTGGCTTCACGCTCGGCTATCCGGCCTTCTAGTGCTTCAAGCTCATCGATACTGGCCTTGGTTGCGGCTTTGTATGCACGTTGCATACGGCTGATGGCTACGCCTTCACGCTCCAGCAGGTCGTTGCGGAACTTCTGAGAAGCGGCATAAATCCGTGCAGTGCCGTCGTTTACTCGCTTGAGCTGATCTCCAGCTCGTACCCGTAAAAAGGGTGAGACTTGTACACTACCCCCGGAGTGCAACAATCGATGCTCTTGGACTCTTCACCTTGTATCTTGTTGCGTAGTCTGGTTGACCAAGCAAAGCCAGCATCACCGCCCCACAAGTCCCAGGCTACACGCCCAGCCGATGGGAAACCATCTTCACCAGCACTGAAGCCCTCGGCTTCTTTATCCACTTCATGCCGTGAGAAGAACGAGTACATCCGTAGGATTGTGTCTTCGCTGAGTTTCTCACCGTTGACAATCTGGTTAGCACGAGCAAGACCTACACGTGTGCCACCGTCCCTGCCTTCATCCTTCCAAGCAAGAGCCCTACGGGCTGCTTCAACCATGCCATCGTTCGGTACAAACTTCATGTCGTACGCTTTGGCTTCATCCCGCAGGGTAACCGGAGCGGCTCCTGTGTGTTGCACTGGTAGGTTCAAGAAGCTTGTCACGCTTCCGGGGTCGTAGCCAGAGCGGATAAGAATACCTGCTGCATTGGCTGTCTCTGCAAGCGGTGCGCCTGTTGAGCCTTGTGTAGCGATTGCAGTCGGGTGTAGTTGCCCTTCGTCCTCTGGTACAGCTTCAAGACCTGCAATGCGCTTTGCTTCCGCACGATCAATGATGCCAGCCTTGTACAGCTTCTCTGCACGGTCGGCTTCAGCCTGTAGATCATCAGCCAGAGCACGTACGTTTGACACGTCAAACTGAATGTAATCACCCTCGGCAGATTCCGAGTAGTCAGGGAGCAAGGACACGGTCAAAGCGTCAGAGATAGCACGGAGCAGAGGCACCATGCCATCTTCCCACGCTGCCTGTTGGGCACGCTCAAAGTTGCTGTAGGTGCTACGCTCAAGACCAGAGCCTAAGCCCAGCACCATCGGGTTTAGTCCCATAGCCGAACAGATGCGCTCTTCAGGAACACGGCGTACAGAGTCTAATGCAAGCTCAGATGGTGTAAGGCTTACACGGTCCATCTTGTATGGACCCATCATAACCACAATGCCACCAGCACCATCGCCTGTAAGGTCTTCCCGCAGTTGTCGCTTGACCTGCCGTGCATCATCTGGGCTAAGGTCAACGCTCTGGTCTTTAGCATCAGGTCCAACGATAAGCGATGGCATAGCGCCGTTGTTGAGCAAGCCATAAGCAGCTGAGGATGCTACGTTATCGGTGGCAATCTCACGCAGTACCGCTTGAACCGGAGAGCGTCCTAACCGGATATCGCTTGGGTCACGACCGTACCGGATATGCACCATGTCTTCGATCGCAATATCAAAAGACCTGCCATCGGTAGTGTAGACGTAGTGGGTTAGCGGGTTGATGCCGTTACCGACTGGGCGCACCATGTCTTGTGGCAGGTATTGCAAACCAATAGGAACACCGGAACGGCTGGTGCGTACCTTGCGTAGGTAGGCATTACCGAAAAGCTTATAGTCTTGGAGTACCCAGCCCCATACCAATGATCCGACAGTACCGGGCATCGGCTCAGCTATTACACCTAGTACCGGGTGAGTGTCTAGAGGTTCCGCCTGTTGGCTGTCTACCTTCCGCATGACCTGTGGCAACGCTTGAGCCCAGTTCCGAACATACCAGTCAATACCGGAAGCAATAATCGAGTTTAGCCCTAGGTCACCTGCAACCTGCCCCCAGTCCTTGTGGCTACCGGGAAGCGCCCTGCGTAGCAAGGATTGTAGCTGACCTGAGCCATAGCCGGTTAGGTAGATGTCTCTAGACTGAGACAATGGCAACGGTAGTGCCTGTGTCGGGTTGGCTGCGGCTTTACGTCCTAGGAAGCGGTCAAAGATACCCATGCTCACAGTATCCCACAGAATAAAAAAGCCCCCTTGCGGGGGCTGTGTGGCTTCTCTGGTTTAGATTGTTGCTATTGCGATTCGTGCCATCTTTGCAAACTCTGGTTCAAGGTCGGTAACAACTTCGCCGGTCGTTACATTGACATACAACTTTGCATTAATGATGCGTCCAGCCTTGCTGTTGCTGATTCGCTCGCCGTTCAATGTTACGTTGCGGAGTGAGCCAGATTTGTAATACTCAACGTCAAGACCAAGAATGTTTTGTGGCTTGAAGTAAACTCGATGATTCGTTCCGCCGATCCATTCCTTGCCACCTGCCTCAACCAACCGTGTAATAAGTTCCATTGTTCTATCTCCCTGCTTGATGTCAATAATATACACCGCTAGTGTATACACGTCAAGAGTATAGATAGATATATTTTTAGACGGCACCCCATGAACGCTTAGATCCGCACACCTGCCAAGCATAAGCCAGAGCATCCACCACGTCATCATGCCGACCAACAGGGAAGGATAAGAGTTCATCCTCAAAGTAAGCGGGTAACCCTTGGCAATGCATAACCTGTGATTGCTCGTAGCGGGCTTCCAGAGGCGCAAAGCGGGTCACTTTGTCGCGATCTGGGCGTATCCCCCGGATAGGCAGTTTGGTACGCCGTAGAAGCTCCTGCACGACAGCCGCCTGATACTGCACTTGCTCGATGCCAATCATGGTTGGTTTCCACTTTTCAGCCATGGCCTCGATGAAGCGTAGCACGGATGCAAAGTCTGCCCTAGTACGGTTGATGTCTCTAACGTAGATCGTGCCATCTTCACCACGGGATACAACAGCAACCCCGGTGTAGTCTGCTTCAGACTTCGTAGAAATAGCAAGGTCAACGCCTATATAGGTGGGCAAGCCTTCTGGGCAATCACCGTAGCGCAACCACTCCCGCTTGATTCTTGCTCCCGCAGCATCCACGAACTCAGCTAGATACTCCTGCCGAAAAGCAATCGATGGCAGTGACTCTCCAGCCTTGTCTACTTCGGTTGCATCTATCCAAGGGTTAGCAGTAGTAGGCATCTGCCATGCCATCCAGTCCGGATCTGCACCAGCCATGCCATACAAGGTTTTGAAGTAGTTGCTACCTTTAGGCGTACTCAAGAAGAATGCATCCCCCTTGTAGTCGGTTAGCGTTGGGCGGATGGCTTCCGTCCATGCTTGCTCTAGATGCCTAGCCATGGCGGCTTCGTCAATGATGACTCGCTTGTACTTTCGACCACGGGCAACGGTAGAAGGGTCATCAAGCGTCCAGTAATCAATAGCCGCCCCGGTTATAAGCTCGATGCGTGGAGCAGGTGTCTGCACAGCTCGCCGGATTACAGGAGCATAGATACGCTTATGATCGTTGTATGCCTCTTCTAGCAAGCGGTATGTAGGCGCAAACCAAGCGCATGGCAAAGCATCCCGGAGAACCGGGTCACTGAGCAAGTTACCACCGAGTGTGGTTTTCCCGAATCTTCGACCTACTCAGCCACAGGCAAGGACGTTGTATCGCCTTGCCTGTGCCATTATCACCTGCTGTGCTTCATGAGGTCGGGGTAGTACTAATCTAATATCAGGCATTATGGTTTGTCAGCGTACTCCACGATTACCTTGACAGGTGAACCGTCTGCGCCTGTCTGTTCCACCCTGCTAGACCACTCCTGCTTGTGCTTACGCTCTAACCACCATGCAGCAGCTTGCCATGTGCTATCAGCTGCCTTTTGAATGATAGCCACGTTACGAACCTCGGCATCTGCTTCTGCCTTTTTTATAGCGTCCGCAAATTCCGACTTGTCTCGCAACCAGTTTGCAAATGTATCTTCAGAGATTGCCGCATAAGAGCATGAAGCACGGCGGGTATTTCCTGCCCTTAGTGCTTGCGTGATACGGGTCACTGTTTCATCGTTATACTTTGATGGTTTACCCGGCATTATTAGCCTCCAGTTTGTCCAACCATTGCCACTGAATCTGTTCAGCGATACGAGCGGTCATTACAGGGGGAACTGACATCCCGATTACATACTTTGGATCAACATCCATAAAGTCGTAATCTTGTGGAAAAGTCCCGCAGCATTTGATTTCACGAATGCTCATAAATCGTTTTTGTTGAGGAAGTGTCATCTTGCTGCCACTTGCTGAACATATCGTGTTGCACACATCATCGTCGGTAACGAATATTGCATTGAAGCATGAAGGCTTATTTTTCAATCGCATATTCGTATCCGAATATTTCCTGTCAGTAACTCGATAATGTTTCCATATATTGTGATCGTAAGGTGTTGGCTGCTTGTATTGTCCATCGCCTTCTCTTCGCACTTGTCCAAATGTAATAGGCTTGTCATCAAAGTGACATTTGAGCGGTAAAAGATTCAAATCAGAACGCCGAGCGATGAAGAAAGAACGTTGTCGCTTCTGTGGAACTCCCATCGATGCCGCATTGAAAAGGAATACCTGGAGGTCGTACCCGGCTTCATTGAAAGCCGTTTGTATTTCTTTCACGTATCCTTTAGCTGCCCCTTTGAGTAGTCCGCTGACATTCTCAGCGACTGCAACTTTAGGTTGCAATCGCTTTACAAGGGCTATGTATTCAAAGAATAAATCATCAAGCCTTTGTTTTGCTTGACCTTCCCTAAACTGTTTTTCTTTGCCCCAATCTTTCTCTCGATTACCTGCAGTGCTGAATGATGAGCATGGAGGTGAACCATCAAGAATATCAAGGTTGAATAACTCAACGGGCAAATCTTCACGTTTACGGAATACCCGGATGTCTTCCAAGTAGACCATCTTAGGCTTGTGATTTTGTTTGTAGATGCGCGCCATCTGCGGATCAATCTCACAGATGCCGACCATTTCAAACCCAGCTAACTTATAGCCCATTGTAGATCCACCGCCACAGGCAAAAGTGCTAAACACTTTATAGCCGTTGCGGGGCATGATGTAGCCGTCTGCTAGATTCCATTCATACGGGTATTTCATTGTTCAAACTCAAAGCCACAACGAGGGCAAGCAACAGCATCATCAGAAAGTAATGTGTCAGGATCAATTTCTTTGTTCGTTGCTTCATATTCATCCATAGAGCCAGTGAGCGAACCAATCAAAGCATCAAGGTCAGCTGCGCCGTACCCGGTACCTTCAAGGCCTATCGGCGTATTCGCAAGTTCAGCAAGGATGTCGGTAATCTTGGTTGTGTCATCTTGCCCGATACGGGTAGTCCGGTTGTCAACGACAAGAATACGCAGCTCTTCTTCGGGCGTAACGTCAACCCATTGAACAGGTACGGTTTCCCAGCCTAGAGCCTTGGCAGCCATTACCCGATGATTTCCCGCTAGGATGTGCTTTGTGCTCAGGTTAGCCACCACAGAGCCGTACCAACCGTTTACAGCTAGGCTCTTCTTGATGGCTTCCACATCGCCGTTGTTAGCGTTGCGTGGATGATGCTTGAGCAGGTCAATAGCGACCTGCTCAATCTCTTTGTTTATTACTCTACTTGCCAATGAGGTTAGCCTCGATTTCTTCTTTGGTTGCCCATACTAGGGCATCTTTCATTTGACGCTCATTGATGCCTTGCTGTTTCGCCCTACGCTTGACATCAGCGTACAACCACCTTGTGTACATCTCGTTGTAGACAGCCAAGCACCCAGCGCCCAGCAGGATACCTAGTGCAAAAGGAATCATTTAGCAACCTCCCCGGTTCGTGGATCAAGTACAACTACTGCCCAGTCGTTAGCAAACAGGTCACCAGGGGACAGGCTAAGTTCTTCCAGCTGTGTTACCCGTCCCTTAGGTCCGTGCAGTTCAAAGACATTCCACAGTTCGGAGTACCGCAGGAATACGGAGCCTCCCCAGTCTTCCCGCCATACAGCGTTCCCACCACCAGCCATCAAGGCTTGTACTACATCTCCAAATCTCATCCTATTACTCCCATTGTGATTGGCAGGTGTTCAGCCATCAAAGCCTTGATGCTGTCTGCAATCTGCCTATGTTCTAACTGCGTATCTTCCTGCGTCCTAAGCTGCACGTAATGGATCCAAGACCTAACCGTGCCGCTCATATACATCGTGGTCGGAGTGCATAAAGGCAAAACCATCCTTGCAGTCTCCGCAGCAATGCCAGCATCAATCATCCTGTTGTATGCGTAGTAAGACCCCTCTACGGCAAGCGATGCCCGATCAATAGCATCCTGTAGGTTCTCATCCAACTCTTTCCATTCTGGCAACAGTTGGGAGCTTTGGCGGTTGGTTGTACCTGCAAGCCGCATATCGCCCAGAATAGGCGTTGTAGCGACCGATGCATACCTTTGGCTGAACTCTTGGAAACTGAATGAACGATGCCTAAGAATCTGCGGAGCGATAGCACGAGTGGTTTTGATTTCAACGCACATTGAAGCCATTTCAAAAATAGACCAATGTCCATGCTTGATGCAGTAAGACAAGAGCCTACTCACATCAGGGTTGTCCTGGTTGGCTGGATTGGATACCCTAGCGCAATAACCGATGACCTGTTCCGCTTCCGGTGTAATCCAGATTAGCTTTGTCATTCCACTCCTCCCAATCCTTCTGAATATGCTTCGTTCAACTTAGACTTCATCTTATTGATGTCTGTTTTAAGCATCCCTTGAGGGTCATTCGCATACATAAGTTGATGCCATTCACGCTTCTTGACCATTACGTTTCCATTTCGGATATCTTTCATTGTGATGGTTGTAATCATTTGCGGTCTAGTTACTCTGATTATGAAACTACTTAACTGATAGGTTCCAGTCAGACCAATTAACGTGCTATCAACTATCGTGCCTAAGACTTCATCTTGAAGAGTTGTTGCCTCTACGCCTGTCATCCTACGAAAATCTCCCAGTCCATCGCCAAGACATCAGCAGATCCAAAGGACGCAACCCGGCTGTATCTCCGGTTACCAGCACCATCAAGCAGATACAGGCATATCTTGCCGTCTATCATCTGTAGAAACCATGAAGCGGCATGCCGTCTTACCATGTAGCCAGAGCGTAGCTTTTCAAGTGCTACGGAGAAACTGCCGTTTGCCATGGTTTGTACTTCTGCCTGAATCTCTATGCGCTTCTGATCTAGAATCTGCTTTTTCCAGTAGTTGATGGTTGTGTGATTGTAGCCGAGTAGTTTAGCTGCATCGTGGCATCGCATCCCTTCGGCTACAAGCTCCTCGTATCTTTGCAGTACCACGTCACGCTTTCGATGTGACTCAACGATACTGCACTTAGGCCTTGCCATTATTCGACAATCTCCCAGTCATCTCTAACAACGAGATTCATTACAATGGATGCGAATGCAGAATGTGAATCACACCGCTTCAATACTTTGTCCATTGCATTTGAGACGTATAGTGTGCCACCGCTGCTTACATGAATGGCACAGCCTGATGTTGTTTTCGTGTCTGGTTGTTTTGTTGAAAACCACAAGTTGTTAAGCCATTCGCGATGGGTGATTCTATGTCCGTCCTTGAGTGCTTGTAACGCTTCTATTCCTGTCATTCTCTTATCTCCTTGGCATCGTTTACTACACGGTCGGCATACTCCCTGGAGCGTGTCACCAGATAGGCTGCGTACCAGAGTACCTTTAGCCTATCTTGCTCTTGTTGCCCCTTATGCTCTTGGCGCTGTAGGTACTTGACTATGGAGCCAGACACAAAGTCCAGCCCCCAGTCTTCGATTACCGCCAGAGCATCAAGTGTGCCAACCGTGTAGTGTTGTCGCATTAGTCTTCGAATGGATCGGTGATGTCAGCGGTAGCTACAGCCTTGCGGAGTGGCTTTGTAGCTGCGACCTTTACAGGCTTTACGGTCTCGATAAAGTTACCGAGTTCGCCATTCATCTTCTGGCGGGTACCAACGACAACCTGCCATTGTTTGCCCTTGAGAGCGTTGATGTCGAGGTTTTGATACTCGTTGCGGTCCATGTGCTTACCAACCATGGAATCGAGCAGAATAGTCAGTTTCGCCTTGTCATTACCATAGGCTGTTTTGGTGAACTGCACGAACCGGAAGGGTTGCCCGTCATCATCACCAACCTCCGTGGTCTCAAACACAAACTTGTAGTTTGGTTCAAGTACCGATGGATCATCAAACGACTTGCCTTGTACTGCTTCAATGTCAACCAAGGCGCAGGTGTAGATACCTGCTTCAGCTACAGCAAACTTTTTACCGTTGCCTTCGCTGTACGAACCATGCTGTGCAAAAAATCCCATCTTTACTCCTTCAAGCCATCCGGCTTATTCACGGCACTATTGCCACATCGTTATATACCCAGTCGGTATATTATGTCAAACACTATTTTTTGATGCGCATTTGCGGCACTTCAAGGTCTCCGTATATCCATTCAGGATAAGGCGTGTGTTCACCGATTTCGTGTGTATCTGGAATCATCAGAAACTCGTCATAAACCAAATCGCTTATCTTGCAGAATGGGATTCTTACACCATCACATTCCACCAACTTGATGTCATTACCATCAAGGATTAAATGCGTTTCAAAGTCTCGACGCATAGCCCATCGGTGAAGGCTCATTCGACCGCCGGATTGTAACCAAGCGATAGCCACTTCAAGCAAGTGGTCATACTTTTCACCATTCAACTTGCGATCCATTTCAGCACGCTCTTTCAGTTGCTTCCATGTCAAAAACTCAATGTCCATTGTCTTTTCTACTTTCTTGGCAATGCCGTTCCCCGCATCAAGCGGGGGAACGGTTTTGCCCTTCTGATTACCCCTCCAGCCCTCTCGGCTGGGGGGTGAGAGAGTCTGAGAGAGAGGGGGGATTTATCACCTGTTCCCAATTACATATTCTTAAGGGAACAGGTCGTGGGAACAGGTCAGGGAACAGGTTAGAACATACTGTGTGGGCTATAGAACTTGGCTCCTCTCTGTCCATTCATGACGTTCAACATTGACTCATCTTCAAGCCCTTGCAGTGCCTTCACTACGTCGGTTTTACGCTTCTTGACACCATCGGCTATCTGTTGGCTAGTCTGCCCAGGATTCTCTCCGATGTAGTCCAAGATGGCTTGATCCAGTGTCTTTTCTTCGGTGGCAATATCAATGCGCTTTATCTCCAAGTCGTTCGGAGCGTTGGCATGAATCTTAAACTCAAAGTTTAGCTGGTCTTCAAAAGGGCTACGTCTTTGCTTCACGGTCTTGACCGTATAGTGCCCCATCTTGTTTTCGATTGACAGCACGGTTTCTGCCTGCGCTGCTATCTCTACAGCCCCT